GTTTTGTCAAACTTGTCGCGAAGTATAGACGTAACTACTCTCTGTGACATTACTTTTTCTGTACTATCGCCGACTTCTTCTACAATGTCAGTTTTGTTTATTTTGCCATCGACACTGTTTGCTAACTCATCATTAATGTCTTTCTGACTTTTATTATTGCGTGATTCGTCTTTTACTTGAACGGCATCGACAAGTTTCTCGTCAACCGCAACGCTCTCTAATTGTCCGCCTACCTTTATTGTTGCCATAGCCTTTTATTGTTTTATAATAGTTTTATAATAGTTTTATCTCCATAGTCCCCGCCTTGTACGCGCTGTCCGAGCGGTACACCTTGTAGTCTTTGACGTAATCGTCAGTAAGGCTGAAAGGCAGCTCGAAGCCGCCCATTTCCGCGCCCGCGAAAGTCATGTCGTCAGGCACGGCTATCCACAGCCAGTCGCCCGCCCTGTCAACCCTCACGTTGTACGCGCCCTTCGGCTCTGTCCGCGCCGTGAGCCTGTTGGCGGGTGTCATCACGGCTTGTGCGCTCTGCCCCGCGCCAAGGTATATCGGCAGCACAACGTTCACCTCAAGCCGCCCCTCCTTCATAGTGCCGCCTATCACCGCCCTTGCGGCATAGGTTATCTTCCCTCTTTCCGTAAGCGGGGGCGTGTCGCTTACAGACAATATCCTCACGCTCTCCGCGCTGCCTATCACCGCGCCGTTGCGCAGGATTTTCACGGTGTCTGCCGTCTCCGTGATTGTAGCCTGTATGGAATAGTTGACGGAACTCCCGACAAACACAGGGTTTTCGCCTACTATCATAAGACAGTAAGCCTCCATAAGTTCCGCCCTCATTTTCTCTATATGCTCCTGCAAAGCCGCGTCCCTCACCGCCAGCGCGTCAGTGGTGGCTTTCTGGCTCATCACGGCGGCGGTCTCCTGACCCTCCTCCTGACGGATGTCAACCTGACAAGGCATCACCAGCTCCGCCTCGAACTCGGTCGTGAAGTCGTCGCCCCCGCACGCCACAAGCTCCACACCCAAGGCAATGCACCCGCTCGCAACGGTCTGCTCGCCGTCAGGGTAGAGCGCGTTGGGCAGGTGCAGGGACATATTCATCATAAGCACCCCGGGCAGAAGCTTGTGGCTGTCAAACACCACCGTCAGCGTGCCGTCGTCGTTCAGCCTGCAGTTCGTGTATCTGTCCCCCTTACGCGAGCATGAGTACTTACGCCCCCCGCAGGTGAACACTATCTCGAAATCACCCGAAGGGAAAGCGTCAGCCGCGTTGCCCTCCGCGTCAACAGGCTTCAGCATAAGCGTGAAGTCGCTCTCATAGTTCACTCTCTGTACTTTTGTGTCGTCAGCCATATATTTTGCATATTTATTCCAAAGTTAAACATTTTGCGTTGTCGCGCCAAGGCTTCTCATGGCAATTTGCCGAATTGCTGCGCGTTCACGTTGATTACCACCCACTGGCACAGTTGCGGCACTTCGCGCCACAGGCTGCCCTCCTGCCCGAATGCGGGGCTGTCAGACTCCGTTGTTGGTGTTACGTCAATTATGCCGTTTGTCGTGTCGGTGTCGTCTATCAGTCCGTCATCACTGCGCATCATGTGAACCGCGTATTTTTCGCCGCCCTTGACGGCATATTCCGCAGCGTACATATTGCTTACGGCATAGGGGGTGCCCAACAGCTCGACATAGCCGCACTGTATGCTGATTTCCCATGCCTGCACAAAGATTCCGCCGCTTTCCGTCACCACATTGCCGCCGAAGAACTGCAAGCCCTCCAGCGCGCTCTTCACCGCGTCCGCGTCAGAGGTGTCATTCGCGGAGGCGTAAATGCTCGCGCCGCTGTTGTAGCCGTATATCCAATTATTCAGCGTGCGTCCTGTCCGTATCGTGATTTTGCCAGCCTGTGCCATGGCGGTTACGGAGTCGTTTGTGCCGGGCTTCAGCACCGCCCCCGCGCTGTTGTGCCTCGGCTGCGCGATTATCAGCATACGCCGCCCGATGTATTCGGGGTCGTTTGGCAGCTTTATTGTTACGTTATCCTCAAACACAAGGTTGCTCTTGTCCTCAACTATGTAGGACACCGCGTCCGCCGAGGGGGACAGGGCGACACCTGTCATCACGTTGCCCCACGTATCTATCATGAACTCGCCGTTCGCGCTCACCGCGCCCTCGAGGTCTATCTTGTCTGCCGACAGAGTTATGTCGGAGATTACCTTTCCGTTCCCGTCAGTCTGCACGCTCGTGACAATCTTCGCCTCCGCCTTGCCCATTCGCGTCGAGAGGCTTGCCGTGTCGTCCTTTATCTTCAGCACGCTCTCCGAAAGCCCTTTTACGCCAAACTCCATGCGCCCCAAGTCCGCGTCAACGTCCATGTAGGCTTTTGCGTCAGTTATGGCGTTCACGGTGCGCCTGTCAGCCACCGCTCCGCCAACTACAAGTTCCACAACGGCATAAAGGCTCTTGTCCTCCGCCGCCGTGGAGGGGTCGCCGTCCCCCTTGTCATACATCCAGTCAGGCGTTGCCGGCACGGGGGTCTTGACGTTGCTCCAAGCCGTGCCTTTCGCCGTTTTCCAACGCCAGAATACATCATCGCCCAAGGACACCCTCGTCCTTGTCGTGCCCTCCCACTTCTCGGCGGTGTAGAGCAATGTGCCTTTTATATGATAAGACTTGTATGCCGTGCCGTCCGAAGCCTCGCCCTCAACTATCGCCCCAGCAAGGGTCTCCGAATAAGGTATAAGCCGCCAAACCACGGCATCCGCGCCTTTCGCGCCCTCTATCTTGCCGCAGTCGTCCCAAGCCTCCCTGCCCGCGTTGGCAGTCCACAGATGTCCGTCCTCTGATGTGGTGTAGCTGTCGCCGTCGTCCGCGTCAATGTCGTTCACTATCATGCCGCCCGACACTATCGTTATGCCCCTCTTGTGCTGCTCCGAGCTGCCCGTATCGGTGAGGTAATATCCGCTCTTCGCTGTCGCGAGGTCTATTTCGGAGGCGTTTGCGTAGTGGGCTATCGCGCTGCCCTTTATGCTTATGCTCGCACCGTCCTTTCCGTTTGTCCCCGCGCTCACCTGCAAAGTCCAGTCCGTGGAAACGCCGGGGATGCCCGTTGTCGTACCCGCAGCCTTGTTGGTCATCAGGTAAAGCGAGCCGTTACAGCTCACCCTGTCATAGTATTCGTATGCAGTCCCGGCTTCCCACGCGCCCCTGTCGTTCACTATGGGCGTGCTTCCCGAGCTGCCGCTTATGCTGAACTTCCCGGTGAAATGGTTGCTCGCCTTGTGGTCTGCGTCATAGCCCCACCAGCTCTCCCTGTGGCTTGCAAGGTCGAAGTCGTTTATGCCCACATACTGCGCAAGGTATGGGGCTGTCAGCTCCGCGTCAAGCCCCTTGTGGGCGCATATCACTATCGCGTTCTGCCTCGAAGCGTCGTCCTTGTTGCCCAACACGCAAACCTTGTCGCCAACCTTCGGCTCGTCGCTCCCCTCGGCACATAAGGTCTTGTTTACGGTAAAGCTGATGTACCGTTGTCCGTTTTTAAGCTCATAGGTAAATCCCGCCTGCGTGCAGCGTCTCCACCACCAGCGGTTGGCCGTTCCTGTGTAGTAGCCCGCACCTGTGTTAAAGGAAAACGAGACAAGGTTGTCCCCCTTCTTGAACATCTGCTGGAGGCTTGTGCCGTCCGCATCCTTTGCGAGCTGATAGCACTTCCACCCTTCCACCTTGGTCGTGTCTTCGGTGTTATACACCGGCTCCACGAGGTCTATTTTCCCTGTGCCTGCGGAATATATGCACAATCCCCCCGCTGCCGAAGCCCTCTGCACCTCAAGCTCGAAGAAAGTAGCCTTGCCCGTTACCGTGAGGTTCCTCACGCTTGCAGCGTCATTTACCGTCATGTCCTTTGTCGTAACCCTGCCGTTCCTGTTCTCAATGTCCCCGCCGTTGGTGATTTTCCCCGAATTGGAAATCGTCTCCGACGACACGCCTTTCAGCACGGCGTTGCCCGCAGCGTCAACGCCACGGCTTCCGTCCCCCACCTTCAGCCCCTTGCGGAAAGTTATCACACCCTCCGCAGTGTCATCATCCGTCCTGCTTAGCTTGCCGGCAAGCGCGGATTTCAGCCACGGACTGTTCCTTATCACAGTCTCGCCGCTTATCTTTATCACGCCGCTCACGATGCCGTCTATCCTTTCCTGTATCCTGCTGATAGTCCCGGTGTAGTCATCATCGTCAAGCGTAACCTCATATTCAGGAACGGTCTTGTCGCCGCCCTCCTTTATCGTCAGGGTCTTTATGCCTGTAACGGTGTCTATTCCCAAATCGTCATCCTTCACGTGGAGAAGCATTCCCTCGCGCAGCGTGTTGTGAAGGCTCACTCCGCCAGACTTCAGTGCCTCGTCATGCTGCCGCGCCATGTATATGCCGTATATCTTCGGTGTCAGCGTGCGCTTCGGCTCGCAGTTCTTCGCGAGCCATTCCGTGCCTTTCAGCAGAAGCCGCCCGCTCGCCGCCTGTATGTAGGCTTCCGGCATACTTATGTCAAGAAGCACGAACTTGTCCCCGGCTTTCACGTTGTAGTCCTTGTAGGGGAAGTACAGGTCAAGGTCGCTGTCAAGCGTGCGCTTGCAAGTCAGCACATACTTGTTGCCGCTTTTGGCGCAGCCGGTTATCTCGAACTCCCTGCCGCCGCACATTCCGTCCTTCATGCTTATCTTCGCCATGGAGGAGGTGAGCTGTCCGTTTATGTCAAAACCTATGTCCTTCAGTGTTATCCTGAACGTGGATGGGCTTGCCGTCTGCCCCTGCGCCACATAGCCGTCCGCCTCCACCGCATCGGCAGCGAACACTTCGTCAAGGTTGCCGTTGTCCCCCTCGTCAAGGCTTATCGAAACGCCCGCCGCACGAAGGTCCTCCGCCGTCATGCCCTCCATTGTGGGGTATATCTCCTCATTGTCCCCGCTTCCGTCAAAATACACCACGCCCTCGCGCACCCCAAGCTCGCCTATATTGCCGCTGTCTATGTAGGGGTCGAGCGTGGTCTTGGGGAACGAGGGGAGCATCAGCGTGCTTACAGCCATGTTGTCGGGGACGTATTTCTTGCCGTCCGCGCCACTCATCTTGTTGTAGTAGCGTTCCGGCATATTCTTCGTGCTGCCGTACACCCTCACGCGGGTTATCACCTGCTGCGAGCTGTTCCCCGGCACGTCAACTCCGTCAATACCGCCGTCTTTGCCCCACATGAACACCTTGCCCGCCTCGACAGGCTTCACCCCTATCGTCAGCGTGCGCCCCGACACCGTGAAATTGCAGCCGAACTTGTCGGGAAGCTCCGAAAGCATCTCCCACACGGTCTTGCCGTCGGCGGAAAGCGACACGTTGCCCTTCTCCGCCAGGGAGGGGTTGCAAACCACAGTCCACTTGCCGTCCCCGGTGTAGGCGCGGTCAAGGTTAGCCTGTATGCGCCCCGCGAAATCCTCAACCGTGGAGCAGAAGAAGCTGAACTTGGGAAGCCCCGTGTAGTGCATCTTGTTGTCCCCCCCCACGATGTCAAGGAACGAGCAGCGCGTAAGCTCGCCCGAAAGGGACAGGAATTTCACGCCCTTGCAGGTGAACCCCGAGCCGTAAGCCCCGGAGGGGGCGCTCTTGCTTATGTCAACCGCGCTGCCAAGCTCGAAACGCTCGCCACGGTACTCTATCCAGTCCCCCACGCCGAGCGACGGCGGCTCCGCGCTCTCAATGTCCGCGCTCACATACCGCTCGCCCATGCGTTCGCCGTGATACTCCAGGCTCCACACCGTGCAGCCGGCTGCCGTGCCGTCCTTTTTATATACAGTCCACATCCCTTATGAGTTTTCCGTAAGTTTAACCTCTCCGCCCTCCTCCGTGGCGGTAACGCCGCCTCCCGGGGCGGTAATCCTGAAAGTCAGCGTGAAGCGAAGCACCTCCGCGCCCTTGCGCCGCGTGTACTTGGGCGAGCTGAAACCTTTCAGCCAGGCGCCGCGCCGCCCCATGCCGGTATATGGGTCGTAGAGCACCAGCAACTTCCCCGAAAGCCATGAGCGCATCGCCTCCAAGGTGGCGAAAGCCGCCCTGCCCGGACCCTTGTAGCAAAGCTCCCACTCCGCGTCATAGGCGGCAAGGCGGGGTGTCGCGGGTATGTAAACGTCCTCGCCGTCCTCACCCTGCCAGCTCTTGGACGCAAAGTCCTTGAAACCGCCGTCAACAGCGGCGCAAGCATCCGTTACTCCGCAGTACCATTCCTCAACCGTGCCTTTAGCGGTGTCCTCACCCGCACGCTGTATGTACAGTGAAAAATCCTCCATAACATCCTCTCTTTATGCCACACGGAAGCCGCGCCCCGCAATGGTGTTAGCCCTCAAAATCGACAGAAGCTCGACTGTCGCGTCCGCGTTGCGCAGCGTGTTCGCGCTTATGCTCCGCAGCTCCGAAAGCTGCTGCCGCGCCACAGCACCGAAGCCCGCAAGATTCTCCTCCGCAAGCTCACGGAGGCTCTCGCGCACAAGCGACAAATCGGCACGCATTCCGTTTATGTAGGACGCAAGCAAATCCGCCGTGTTCTCCGTTACTCCCTGTATGCCCTTGCTAAGACCCGACGCGCTGTCCCCGAACTGCACGCCGCTCTCCTTCAGACCGTCTATCAGCTTGTTCACAGTGTCGCCCCACTTCCCTATGTTGTCCTGCAACGACAGAACCCTTTCAGCCACCTGCGAAATCTCGTCCTCCGTCAGCTTGCCGTCCTCCATGAAGCCGCCCTGACCGTCCGCGCCGAACATTAAGGACTGTATCTCCTTCATGCGCGGCTGTATGAACTCCAAAGAAAGCCATTTCTTTATCATGGCGTTCATGATGTCCCCTACTTTCTGCGAGTATGCGTCCGCCGCGTCAGTGCCGTTCTGCCACGCGCTCACAAGAGCGTCCGAAAGGTCGTCAGACCACCCCTTCAAATCGATGCCGTAAAGGGTGTTCGCCACCTCCTCCTCATAGTCGCGTATCTCCTGTAGCTTGTCCTTTATGCTGCTGTTGTACTCGTTTATCTTGCTCTTGGAGGTGTTACTCTTGGCCCATTCCTTGTCCCGCTGGTAATACAGTTCCCTCAGCTCGGCGTACTTCTGCGCGAGGTTCACCTGCATCTGGCTTGTGTACGTGTGACTGTCCGCGCTGATGCTCTCCAAAAGGGCTTTCTCCTTTTCAAGGCTCTCTATGCGCTCCGTGTCGTTGCGCTTGGTGTAGGCTTTCGCACGCGCTATCTCCTTGTTCAGGTCGCGAATGCTTATAAGGTCGGCACGCTCCTTGTTAAGCTCCAGCCGCCCCACGCTCCGCGAGTAGCTGTTGCCCAAGGTGTACCTCGTGCTGTTGTCGAATGCAGACAGGTAGGCTTCAATCCGCTCCACCCTCCTTCGGCTCGCCTCTATCCTGCGCTCCAGCCGGGCGTTGCGCTGCTCCGTGGCGGTGGTCATTATGTTGGCAACGGCGGAAAGCGCGGCCACCGCCCCGCCAAGCGGACCACCGTTCTGGAAACCCTGTATCACGCCGCTTATGCCGCTTACCACAGTTCCGGTCATCTGCATCGCTTCCGCCATGCTCTCATTGCCCTGCGCACTGAAAAGACGCTCAAAGCTCGAAGTCAGCTCGCCGACATAGCCGTTCACCACAAGAACGCTGTCGCCCAAGTTCTTCAGGGCTTTCGTCTTCTCGTCCTTTGTCGCTTTCTTGCTGAAAAGCGTCCCTAAACTCTTGGATATTTGCCCGAAAGGGTTTTTCTTGTTAAAATACTCATCGGTCTTTTTTACCTGCTCGTTGAGCTGCTTGAGGTCGCCGGCGGATGCCTTGTACTGCTTGCCGTCCAGTCCTGTGAGCGTGAAGCCGCCCTTGCCGTCGTCTTTCGCGCTGCTTATCAGCGCGTCAAGCTCGGCGCGTATGCGCTTTATGCCTTTCACGCCCAGATGCTCCCAGCTCCCGAACAGGCGGCGGTAAACGTCAGTGGCGCGGAAAGCCTCGCGCTCCAGCTCCGTTATCTGCTTTTCAAGCCCCGACACTATCGGGGTCATCACCTCATCGGAAATCTCGCCCCTGTTGTTAGCGTCAAGCACCTCCTGTATCCTCTCCTTCAGCCGACGTATCTTGTCCTCGGTGGTCATCAGGGATTTCTGCGCCTCCGCAGCCTCCGTAAGCCACTCGCGCCCTATGGCGCGTATCTGCCTCTGAAGCTCCTTGTAAAGCTCCAAAAGCCCCTTGTCCTTCCCGAAGAAGGCCTCCGCCTCCTTGCCGCCCATGTCAAGGCGCAATGGCGCGGTGATGCCCTTTTTCCGCATTTCGCCCTCCAGATGCTCCAGCAGCTTGCGACCCTCCTCGTCCCACATCTCGTAGTTCCCGAACGCCATGCGGGCGATGCCGCTGTCCCCGGTGGTCTTTTTCAGGCTCTTGTACAAGTCCCAGCGCGAAGAGAAATCCTGAAGCCACGCCTGTATCTGCGAGTACGCCTCATCGGCGGCTTTCTTCAAGGTCTCCTCCCTAAGCCCGAACTCTATCTTGTCTATGTCAAGCCTGAACGTGCGCCTGTCTTTGCTTGCGCCTTTCATGCTGTTTTTCAGACGCTCCAAAAGACGCACATAGCCGTCCTTGTCAAGACCGCCGTCCCTGAACCATTTCGCAAAGGGGCTTTTACGCATCTCGCCGAGAGCGGCGGGACCGCCCATGCCCTCCTCCAGTTTCTTCCATTCGCCGTAAGCCTCCCTCAGCTCGTTCAGCTCGCTCCGTGCATTCTGCAACGCCGTGTCGGTCTTGGGCGTGCGCGGTCTGTCGTTTTTCTTCTCATCGCCCCAGCCCAAAGCAGCCAATCCCTTGCGCCCCGCGTTCGCCTTTTCAACAGCCTTATTGTAAAGGTCAACGGCATCCCTGACCTTGGCGGAGGCAGCCCCCGCAACCTTCTTTATGGTCTTGCCGTCAGTCGGCACGCCCAAACGGCGCAGAACGCCCTGCGCCGCCTTGACCTCCTCAACGGCCGCATCATACGCGCCTTTCGCGCCCTTGCGCTTTTCAGCCAAGGTGTTTCCCGCCACATCCTCGTCATACTTGCCGCCGAAAACCCCGGATATGTACTTGTCAAGTTCAGAGGGAATGTCCTCCGCGCCGCTGAACTTGCCTTTCACGTGAACGTATATGTTTTTCTTTATGAACACGTCCCTGACCTCGCGCCTCACCCTCTCGTCAAGTATCTTGTTCTGGTCAAGGAAGTTCTCAAGGGCGCGCTGCGCAGCCATGTTCCACGCCGCAGAGCCTTTCTTGTAACCCTGCTGCGCCAAGGTTTGCGCAAATTCATCCGCAAGTTTCGCGGCAGTATTGCGAAGCTGCCGCCTGTACCAGGGAACATCCACCCCTACTATGGGGATTTGTTGAGGCACTCCTGACGATTCAAAATGCCGCCTCATTGCATAGCTGCCTTCCGTGTACAGCAGCGAAATCTGCCCCGCAATGTCATTGGCACCAACGCCGTTCTCGCGCATCATCCTCAAAAACTCCGGGTATTTCCCCTTCACCTTGTCAAGGGCGGCGGCGAGCTTGTCGTTGTCGGCGGCGTGTTCCCTGATTTCCCTGTCAAGTCTTTTCAAGGCATCGGCGTACTCGTCCGTGTAGTCCTTGACGTTCCAGTTGCCGGGCTTCCACGAACCGTTGTCATTGTCTATGTTGGCAAGCGCCTCGCCCATCGTTTTTTGAAGCCGCGCCGCATCCTGCGCGTCGTTTATCGCGTCGCGCAATTCCGTGAACTTCTCCGCAAGGCTCTTCACCTTGCCGTCCGCGCCCTTGCCGAATATCCTCTCCAGTATGCCGTCCGAACTTTCGGGAAAATAGTCCTTCAGCGTCTGAACCATTCTCTTTATGCCGTCCGTGAGTTCCGCGCTCCCGGCACTGCCGGTGTCAACGCCGCTCATGGCATCCGAAACCTCGCGCAGGTTCTTCGCCGCCTCCGCGCCCGCCTCGCCTATGCTTTCAAGGCTTTCACGCAAGGCGGCGGCACGCTCCTGTATGCGTCCGATTATGGAGGACACCGCAGTCAGCACAACCATCCACCCCGCCTGTACCGCCATGCCGCGCAAAAAAGAGCCGGCACGCTGCACCATGACACCGACACCTGCCCATGCCTTCTGTATCTTGCTCGCGTTCTGCCAGTTGGAAAGCGTAACGCCGTCTATTTTGTACATATTCTGCAAGGCGCGTATCTCCGCGTCATTCACCTGCTTCGTCATTATTAGGTACTTCGCCTTTGAGGCGGTGAGAAGGCGCTGCTCCTTCAGCTGCCCCAAGTACACGCCCGCGCCCGCAACGTTCTCCGCAGTGGCAGCGGCACCGGCGGCACCGGCAGCGGGGCTTGCGGTTCTCGCCTTTGCCAAAGCCCCCATGAGGTTAGCGTCAACGGCACGCGCCGCCAAAAGCGCGTACATCCTGTACGATTTCAATCCGGCAACAGCGCCGCTTATCGTCCATGCCATTGTCCGCCAATGGGATGTCATGTCCGTAAGGATGTCCGCAATGCCCTTCATCGCGTCCCCGATGCCGCTCTGCGCCACGCTCCCGAAAGCCACGTCTATCGCGTCCCCGAGGTTCTTCCATTTCGAGCGGAGGCTCTCGCTCATCGCCTCCTGCGTGTTGTAGAACTGACCGCCGGCATCCGTCATCTCCTTAAAGGCTTTTTTCACGTCCTCAAAGCTCACCTGCTTCCTGCTCACGCGGTCGTATATCTCCGATGCGCTCACAAGCCGCCCCTCCTGTTGCGAGTACTGCTTGGAAAGCATATCGATTATGGGCAGGTTCGCCTCCGTCAGCTGCCTAAGTTCCGTGCCGGCAAGCACGTGCTTCGCCTTTATCTGACCGTAGGCGAGGATTATCCTGTCCATGCTCACGCCCACGCCCGCGCTTATGTCGGCTATGCGCCGCAGCGTGTCGTAAAGGTCGCTGTACTGTATGTTGTAGGCGGTGAACATCTTCGCGCTCTGGTTAAGCTGCATCACCCCGAAAGGGCTTTTCACAGCCAGCGTCTGCACCTTGTCAAATATGCTTTGCGCCTTGCCGGTGTCCTTCAGTATCGCGCCCATCGCTATGCGCTGGTTCTCAAGCTCGCCGCCCACGTTCACTATGCGCCGCGCCAGGTCCTGGAAGAAGTAAACCTGCCCCAGCTGCGCCAGCTCGTTGCGGAGGCTTCCCACGAAGCCCACGGTGCGCTGTGCCGCGCTTGCAGTCCTCCCGAGCGCGGAGGCGTTGCGCTCCGCCGCGCCCGCAGCCCCGGCATGAGCCGCCGCAAGCCGCTGCAAGGACGCGGAGGCACGGTCTGCCGCAGCCTTGGCGCGGGCGTTAGCCAACGCCACCTTTGCCTCGCTCTTGGCTTGTATCGCCGCAGCCCTCTGGGCGCGGAGCTGCCCCGCCGTGAGGCTGCCCAACGCCTTGCCGTCGGAAGTCCTCACGTCTATCGTGAACTTCTCGCCCGAAAGCGCCTTGCGCACATCGGCGGCAAGTTTCGACCTGTCTATCTTTATGTCAAGGGCGGGCAGCTCCTTTTTAAGACCCGCAATGACCTTGGAGCGTATCTCCTTCAGCTGCTTGTCCGTCTTGTCCTGCAATAAGATGTCAAAATACAGATTGCCGAGATTTGCCATTCATTTTCAACTTTCAATGTTCAACCTTCCATTTCGACGCGTCAAACGCCACACTCGCGTCCCCGCCGTCGCCGTACTTCCTCCTCCATTTCTCCGCAGCCTCCTCAAGCTCCTTGCGCTCCGGGCTTGCGAAACCGTCCTTCCTGTCCTTGGAGCGGCGGAAATTCGACACCGCCACGTCGCAAGCCATAAGCTCCACCTGCGCCACGCTCATGCTCATTATGTAATACAGGGGGGGCGTTACGGCTATGCCGAAAACCCTCATCGGCTCGGCGAGCCAAGGGGTGCGCTTGGCTAACTCCCAGAGGCTTCCCCATACCGTCCGCGAAGGATAGTCTCCGCCTCCTTCCTCGTCATCTGCATCACGGTGTCCTTCATCGCGGTCAGATATATGGTAGCGGTCAAGTATGTCTCGAGCGGTACTTTTTTTTTACTCAGCTCTATCAGCGGCAGAAGCTCCGCCTCGCTGTACTGCCTCACATAGAAGTACCACCGCCACAAAGCCCACCACCACAGGCGTATGCCCCAGTAGCCGTTAAGCCGTATCGCGGCGGCGCACTTGCACGCCACGCTCCGCTCGTCCTTGCTCCCAACCATGACCTCCGACAGCTTGCGTATCGCGAAATACCCCAGCCACCTCACCTTCACGCGCCGCCCGCGAAGCTCCGCGAAGTCCGCGCCGTCCCTTATAATGGAGTCCAGTTCCCTCTCCGCCGCAGCATCGGGCTGCGTAACCTTTTTATTCATGCCTTTCCTCTTTTTTTGCGCCGTCCCCGACAAACGAAAAAACTGCGGCGCACGCGGACTTCCCGCGCCCGCCGCAGCCCTGTCAGAGGAAGACGTTGGTTTGTTTCCCTATTGTCCCTTTACGCGCCCCCGAAGTCATTCCGAAGGCACCATTATGTAGAAGTTCGCGCCCGAAGCGTCCGCAAGGGGCGTTATCTTCACGTTGAAGTACGCGGGCTTGTTCTGCTCACACACGAACGAGGAGTAGCCCTCGATGTTCGGCAGGAATATCGCGCTGTCCTTAGCCTCGCTCGTCATGAAGAGACCGCCGGCGAGCTTCTTCGGCTCCGTGGTGTAGCCGTCCCCCTTGTAGGTCTTGCCGTCCACCGAGTTCGTCATGACAACCTGCGCCGAAGTCTTCTTGTCCATGAGGATGGAAGCCACCGCGCCGTCGACGCTCGCCACCTGAAAGGTGATGTCGCTGTCCCCAGCCTCCGCGACGCTCGTCCATTCCGCGCCGGTGGTGAGTTTTATCTTCGTAACGTTCGCCTCGCCGGTGTTGAACGTAACGCCGTCCGAAAGCACAGGCAGCTCCATGTCAAACTTCGCGAGTTCCGCAAGCCCCGCGTTCACCGTGCTGATGTAATACACGTTCTTCATCGAGTTGAAGAGAACGCGCAGGGCGTCAAGCCCCGTAGTTGTAGTTATTACAGCCATTTTTTTCTATTTTAATGTCATTTCCTTATTATGAGCGCCACCTGCACAGAGGCGGCGTGGAAGCCGAGAGTGTCAGCCCCCGAATACAGCATCCTCACGTCCTGCGCCACATAAAGCCCGCACGAGAGCGGGAAAAGCCCCGCGCACCGCCTCACGAGCGCACCGAGAGCCGGAGTGTCCTCAATGCCGCCCTGCCTGTCCCTCGCAAAGAGGGACACAAGGAGGCGCGAACTCTGGTAAGTGTCCCCGCCGTCGGTTATCCCGCCGCCGAGACTTGCCACCGCAAAGGCGTTCCTCGCCCTTTCCACCGCTGCGGGACGGCTGCCCGCGTAAACCTCCACGCCGAGAGCGTCCTTCAGTCTCGCGCAGACATCCGCAAGTATGCCGTCATAGTTGAACTCCGTATTCATGCCCTTTTGTCATTCTGTCATACCAAACCGCCTTTCCCAAGCGCTTTGCGCAGACGCTCCTCCGCCACCGCGAAAGAGCCGGCAAGCACCTCAAAGTCCTTCTTGAACTCAAGCCATTCCGAATACTCCGTGCCGGTCGCCATCCTGAACGCGATGCCTTTCGAGGAAAGCCCCGCAGCCTCCGCGACCGTCATCAAGCCAAGAGCCATGCCGTAAGGGGTGGCTATGTCAGCCGTGCCTGTGCGCCTCTGCCTTCTCCGCCCCGAATAGTCAGGGTCAAGCGTGTCCGTCTCGCCCTTGCCGAGTTTCGGACGGAGCGGGGAGGGGAGGCTTTCGCCTGTGCTTTTAACCGCCGTAAGCCTTCCGCCGACCGCCACGCCAGCCGTGTAGCCGGTCTGGGTGTTGCCGCTCCAGCTGCTCCACCCCTTGCGGAGACTGTAAGCGTCGGCGAGCATCATGTCCGCAAAGGCGGACATCCTGCCCTCCAAAGCCTTGAGTATAAGCCCACGTGCCTTGGCGATGCCCTCGTCAAACAGTTTTCCGTTGTCTTTGCCCATGTCAGTTATGTCCCATGTTGAAGTAAACGGTGGTGCCGAGGTTGCCCGCGTAAGCGTCGCTCACCATGCAGCCCTTCCACTCGCCCTGCCTGTCCGTAACGTCAATGAGGTCTCCGGGGAGTATTCCCCCCACCGTCCCCGGAAGGGACAGCGAGTAGTCGCCCTTTATCACCCCCGATGTGCGGAACGTGCGGAGGCTCGTGTTCGTCTGCTTGCGGCATTTGCCCTCATACAGCACTTTGGCTTCGCCGCTCTCGAAAGAGGTTGCGCCCTCCATGCGGTATATCCTGCAACTGTGCGGAAACCTCGGATTGCTGATGCCCATGTCAGAAGGTTTTTATCACGAAACGGCTGCGGCTCCCGCCCTCCTCGCCCCACTTGGCATAGAGGTCGTTTGCCATCTGCCGCAACAGGCGTTTGTCATACGCGCTCGTCTGCCAGCCGCCCTCCTTGTGCTTCCAGCCAGCGTCCGCGTCCTCCGTGTCGTTCTTCGCGCTCGGGGTGCCGGCGCACCACATATACAGGTCGGCGGTGCAAAGCTCGCGCTCCTTCTCGCGCAATGCTGCGGCGGGAACGCCGAAGTCAAGCCCCCGCCGCAGCATTATGCTCGCAAGTGCGTCGTCGGGGACCTCGTAGGAGACCATGCCCCGGAGGTAGGCTTCTATCGTCAGCCCCGCGACAGCCCCGCATACACAGCCGTCCATGATGCCGTACCGTATTGTCCGCCTTACGCCGTAACGACGCTGCGGAACATATAGTTAGGTTTGTCAGGCACGCAAATCTGCGCAGCCTCGCTCTCTATGTAAAGGGAGTGGGTGCGCGGCTCCGCGTACTGCGAAAGTTTCAGGCGGTTGCCCTCAAAGCCCGCCACCTTGTCATCATCATAGCCGAGGGTGATAGGCTCGACACCCTGAATGTCGCCCAAGCCGCCCTCGGGGACAAACGCCACGGTCTTGCCGTCAAACGCCTCTATGCGCTCGGTTACAAGGTCGGGGTTGCCGTCGCTGTCAGTGCCGGGCTTGTCGATGAACGCGTATGTGTCGCGTATCACGATGCTGTCAACGCGGATTATCTTGCGTATCGCCTCCTTAACCGCGTCGTCGTCCGCGTTCTTCGCAAGCGAGGTGGCGATGGCATCGCTCGCCGCGCCCGGGTAAAGGCGGAGACCGACAGCCTTCTGCACCTTGCTGTGCCCTGTCATGTCGTCCCACAGGTCTTGGCTCATCTCCATGCGGAGAGCGCCGGTGTAATGACCGTCCCTGCGTATCCTCTTCACCCTCTTCTTCAGATAGTCAAGCGGGTCTGAAGCCGTTCCCTCCGTGGTGTGGTCTGCGTCAGTCCACCAGCGCGAGGTGCCGCTTACGGTGTCGGTGTTCACCGAAGGCACGCCGAACTTTATGGTAATGCCGTGAAGACCGCGCGGATTGTTCGGGGTGTCTATCACGAACTCGTGCTTGCTCACTATCTGGTTGCGCTGGTAGGCGAGCGCGTTGTAGAACGAGGCTATCAGCCCGTCCGTGCTTTCGTCAAGCAGCGAAAGGAAAGCGTCCCTCATGCTCTTGTCCATCGCGTCAAGACCGTACCGCTCGATAAGCTGGAGCTTCTCAAGTACCACGCGCCTGTCAAGGCGGTAGAACTTCTTCTGCGTGGGGATGTTCCCGGTTACGCCTTTCAGGTCGCTCAGCGCCGCGAGGTAGCCGGGGCTGTCAACGTCAACGTATGCCGGGAGGGTCTTCGCGCCCGCCGATGCCACAAGCTGCTGGAATGTGTAGCTTATGGAGGTGGGGGCGAACACAAAGTCCGGCACAGTGTCATAATCGTACTTCTCGTTGTACCTGTCAACGAAATGCTGCCAGTTCTCGCCGCCGAGGGCGGCGGAGAACAGCTCGCCGTATGTGTTGCTGTCCAATCTGTTCATTTTCCGAAGAATTTCCTCACTCCACGAATGTTATCATGGGGGTGAGAGTGTTCAACTTGAGTTTCGCGAGCGTGTCCGCCTTTATCATCTTCGCGTCCAGCTTGCCGTGGAATACCACGGTGCCAGTCCCCTTGTCCGAAGACCCGTTCATGTGGATGTCGCTCTGCAAATAGCCGTTGATGCCCAAGGCTGCAACCTCCGAGGCATCCTTGCACGCCTGTATGGCGGCATCGTCGTATGGGGTTATCACCCCGCCCGACAGCTTCACTGGAGTCCCTGCGGGGACAACGCCCTTGCCGCCGGTCAGAAAGGCGGTCGCAGTGCCAAGCACGCCCCCGCCGTTGTATGTCTCCTGAACTTCAAGCCACACGCGACGAGCGTGTGATAGGCTTACCGCCCCGGAGGCGAATGTGTTTCCTTGTCCGTACATAATTCTTTTCTTTTAGTTTCTCTTTGCCCAACTCTCCCTTTTCGCCTTGCGCGAGAAGAAGTCATCGATGTCCTTCGACCCTCCGCCTCCGCCCCCGCCGGCGTTGAACCTCGGGGCAGTCCCATGCCCCCTGCAAGCGGTGTACTCCGCATCGTAGGCGGAAAGAAGGCTCTCCGCAATCTTTGCGGCATCCGTCTCCTCGCCGAAGTCGGCGGAGTCAAGAACCTTGCCCAGAACATATTCGTCAGACGCGCCCTTGCCGCGCATCGCCTCCCTCACGCCCTTCTCAAGCGAAAGGCGGGATTCCCTCCTGTCTGCCTCGGCAAGTTTCGCCTCCATGCCCTCAACGCGCTTCTGCCATTCGGCAAGCGCACCGAGGGCTTTCTTCAAGTCGCCCTCACCGCCGCCGTCCGGGTCGGGCTTCCAGTTCTTCTTGAAGTCCTCAACGGCTGAAGCGACATCGTGGCGGAAATTGCCCGAAATGGACTTCAGCACTGCCGCGTGCCTGGTGAAATAGGCATCGTCGGGGTCTTTCCCCTCCTCCGGCATATTGTTGTCCACATAGTCCGCCAATGTCCTGTCGGAAAGCCCGGTGTCTCCGGCACTCTCCTTGATTCTCTGCAATATCTCCTCTTTATCCATAACTGTATCGCGGAAAACGGAGGGGATTGCGGTCTTTCCGCCGTCCCCGTCCGAAAACTCCCTTTCATGCAACTCCAAAGGTAAGATATTTATAAATATCCACAAAACAAATATGCGTTTTTTTGATAAAATATTTACATTTGAAATTATTTTACTATCTTTGAATTTGTTACAAGATGCACTCTTTGTAAAAATGCCGGAAATTAAAGAGAAAATAATCGAATATTCCGTTTTCGACGAAATGCGCGAAAAGGCTTACGCCGAAAACTCCGCCCTTTTTATATCGCCGCAGAAAGGCGGGCAGGAGAACATCCTCGCCTGTCCCGCCGACATAGTGATAGGCGGAGGCTCAAGGGGCGGCGGGAAAACCGCCGCGCTCCTGCTGGAGGCTCTTTATGACATTTACGCGCCCAAATTCCGCGCACTCATTCTGAGAAAGGAGATAGACGACCTCTCTGACCTCATAGAAACATCCCCCATGTTCTACTCGCAGTTCGGGGAGTACAACCGCTCCAAGTCCGACATGAGGTGGAACTTCAGCTCCGGCGGCTTCCTCAAGTTCTCGTACCACTCGGGCAACATAGAGGACTTCAAAATCCGCTTTCAGGGGAAGCAGTACGCCTACATAGGCATCGACGAGATAACCCACATGGACTACGCAAAGTTCAAGTACCTCATAACCTGCAACCGAAACGCCTTCGGGCTGAAGAACCGCATCATCGGCACCTGCAACCCCGACCCCGACTCGTGGGTGGCGAAGTTCATCGGCTGGTGGATAGGGGACGACGGCTACCCCATAAGGGAGCGCGACAGCGTGGTGAGGTACTGCTTCATGGACGGCGACGATGTGGAGACTGTCATTTGGGGGGACACACGCGAGGAGGTGTACGAGAACGCCAAGGACACGATTGACGCATACTGGAGACCCGAATACGCCAAGTACGGACAGCCGCAGGATTTGTTCGTCAAGTCAGTGGCGTTCGTCGAGGCGAGGCTTGACGAGAACGAGATACTGATGAAGTCAGACCCCACGTACCTCGCCAACCTCGTCAACCAGACCGAGGAGCAGCGCGAGAGGGACCTGGGCGGGAACTGGAAGTTCAAGACGGCGGGGGACGACATTATAAAGATACCCGACATGGAGCGCTTCTTCTCCGCGCCGGTGCAGAGGGGGGACGGCATAAGCCGCGCCTCGTGCGACGCAGCGTTCGAGGGGGGCGACAACCTCACCCTGTGGCACTTCATCGGAGACCACATCGCCGACGTGTGCGCATTCCGCCTCAACGCAAAGGACACGGTGTCAGCCGTAAAGGCGAAGCTCGCCGAATGGGGAGTGCCGGAGGAGAGGTTCACATACGACCTCAACGGACTGGGGCAGGTGTTCAGGGGATTCTTCCCACGCGCCGTGCCGTTCCTCAACAACGCGGCGGTCGACCCGAAGTTCAGGAACATATACGGCAACCTGAAATCACAGGCGGCGTACCTGTTCGCAAAAAAGCTCACAGACGGAGGATTCTCCATAGCACCCGACCTGCTCGGAAGGAAATTCTCGGGCAAGGGGTACCACGATATGCCGCTGCGGGACATACTCATGAGAGAGCGCAAGGCGATAAGGAAAAACGCCAAGGCTTACGACAAGGGATGGTGCATAATAAAGAAGTCTGAAATGAAAAGGATAGTGGGGCATTCCCCCGACTTCATCGAGGGGCTGATGATGATAATGATATTCACGATAACACATACACACAGGAAAATAAGAGGATTGGGATTGTTATGATACAGACAGACGTTTTCACGAAGCGCCCCTTCGGGCGCATCACCTCGGCACGCTACATGAGGGGGGCGGTGGTCTCCGACCTCAACACCGCCTCATGCCCGGCGGAGGCGCAGCAGTGGCAGGTCGTGCCGCAGTCAGACTTCCTGCGCGAGTTCTACCCTTGGGGACACAAAATCAACTCCGAGGTGTTCTACCCCGACAGGATAAGGTTCACCGAGGACGAGCGGGGCAACAAGAAATTCTATAAGCAGCGCATATCAAGGGTGGCTATGCCGTTCCAGATGATTATAACGGCGCAGCAGCTCGTGCATCTGTGCGGAAACCCGGTGCAGTTCGAGCTTACCGACACAAAGGAGGACGGCGCGAACTCCGAGATGTTCCTGCTCATGCAGAAGGGGTGGCTCGAAAAGAACATGGATGTCAGGTTCTACGAGTTCGCCCGCTCCTGCAAGATTACCGGGGACGGAGCGATTGTGTTCTACCTCCTTGACGGGAAACTGTACACGCGCACGCTGTCGTTCCTCGAAGGGGACACGCTGTATCCGCACTACAACCCGATAACAGGAAGGCTCGACACTTTCGCACGAAGATACTTCACTTATTCAGGAAGGAAAAGGACGGAATGGGTGGAAGTCTGGGACGACAAGTATATGTACACGTACAGAAAGGCTTCCGGCGGGACGGCAGGGGCAACGTACTTCACCGCGCCCCCCGCGCTGTCGGGGCTGGACGGCTACGAACTGGCGGAAAAGCCAGTGGAACACGGATTCGAGACCGTGCCTATCGCATACCACAGGGACGCGCACGGACCATGCTGGACATTCGCGCAGGACAGCATCGACAACTACGAGCTGGCAATCTCGCAACTCACGCAAAACAACATGGCATACGCCTTCCCCATAATGGTGCTTAAAGGCGATGATGTTGACATACAAGGAGATATGTACGGTGCGGTGAAAGCCATATCAATGGGGAAGGACGATGATGCCTCATACCTCAACCGCCCGGATGTGTCAAACGCGTTCAGCCTACAGCTGGAAGCACTGCTGAAGATGATTTTCCTCGGCTCGTTCACCGTCATTCCGCCGGAAGTGAAGTCGGGAGACCTCCCCGGAGTGGCGATAAAGCTTATATACTCACCCTCCCTCGAAAGGGCGATGCTCGACGCGAAAGACTACAAGACACCGCTCAATGACATCATGAGGATATTCCTCTACGGCTACGGAGTGGAAACGAAAATGGTCTCGCGCTTCTACAACTTTTGGGTTTACCCATCCATAAGCCCGTACATACACCAGAACACGGCGGAGATTATCAACAACACCGTGCAGTCCGTAAATTCGGGGGTGCTGTCAAGGCACACCGGCTCCGAAATCATGAAGAACGCCGGTTACGGACGGAACTACGAGTGGGACAGGCTCATAAAGGAGAAAAAAGAGGAGGAGACCGCCGACCTGCTCTATAACCTCAACAGCCAATAACAATGAGCGCACAGGACAAAAAGCCTTTCACGCGGGAGCAGCAGCGCAAGGCGAAAGAATATGTGATGCAGAGGCGCGAAACGGCGGGTAGTGCGGAGAAAGCCGTGTACGCCGCCGCGCTCGCCGCCATAAGGAGGCTGATACACCGCATTTTCATGATGAAGATGCCGTTCTCGGTTCTCCTTACCGCCGCGCTCAAATCGCCGGAGCCGCTGAACGCCGATGCGCCGGAATGCGCGAAACTCGCCGAAACAGCACACAAGGTGCTGCTGGCGGCTGCAGCGGGGAAAAGGGAGGGCGCGGAAAAGGACACCTGCGAGGAAATGGCGGAGGAGGAGTGGGAGGAAGCAAGGGAGGCGGCGGAGGCATACGCCGAAAAGCTCGCACGAGAGGCGGAAATCACAGCACTCTGGGCGATACTCAACGGAAAGACGGAAAACGAGGCAGTAAAGGAGTGGAAAAAGGCGGAGAAACGCTCTTTCCCGACGGCAGCCATAGCCAAGGACATAAAGGAAATCACGAGGCTTGGCAAAAGGTGGGGGCAGCACAGGCGCAACACCCCGAAGGGTGCGATGACAAGCGCCGCAAGGGGGCTGGCGGAAATGACATCATACCTGTCATCACTCGTATGGATGCAGTTCCTGTACCGCACGGCGGGGACAGAGACATTCTACGTCATGCGCGGAAGCTCATACCCCTGCAACATCTGCCAGGAGCAGGTGGGGCTGCACACGGACACGGAATCGCTGCCGCCATACCACAAACACTGCTGCTGCATAGCGATACCATTCACGGAAGGCGGCTTATAGACCCCTCCGAGCTAGAGGGGTGGGAGAGGAACGGCAGGATAACCACCAAGAAGGAAGTATAGCAAAAAGAGAAAAGAAATTCATAAAAAAAAAAACACGGAAAATGGGAAATTTCAGTTTTTCAGACCCCTTCGGGGCAAAAAGAATCAGCATCCTGAAAAAGGCGGTCGAGGCAAAGGACGAAAGAATACTTGAACTCGAAAAGGAAATCTCATGGGCACGTTCGCAGAACGCCGCACTCGAAAGACAGCTAAGGAACGCCCTCAAAGGCGCAAAGGCGGAGGGAAAGCCATCCGCAGGGGAGCAAAAGGCGAAGTCGAAAGAGCAGCCCAAGCGCAAAAGCACGCAACATACGGCAAAAACCGCAACGAAAAAGCCTTGAGACTGTACGGAACGCCCTACACACACGGGTACGGCACGGCATTTGACCACGAGGCGTTCTACTCATGGGCGGAGCAATGCACGCGCCCTGTCATAATAAGCGAGTACGCCATGCCCGAAGACCGCTTCGCGTGCGTGTGGGAGAGACATACAACCACACGCATGGCGGCGCAGGGGGCGCAGAAAAAGCGCATTGAGAGGATGTTTGTGCCGCGAAAGCAAATCGGGATGTGGCGCATCCTTACAGGGACTTTGTTTTTTGGAGACTGCTGAAGCCACAGCATACCACATACAAAAAGGTGCGTCAGATAGGCGCACCTTTTTCTTTACAGAGACTTTTCCAATGGTCAGTCAGAGACAAATACCTGTCGCTAAGATTTTCATATTGAGGGTTGTGTATCTGCGGCGAAAAAATAATCCACTCTCCGCCATTTTTAAGCCTCACCACACCATACTTGCTTTTCCGCCGCAAACGCATCTTCACCACATCCCTTAGTGTCATTGACGCACCTTTTTCAAATAACCTTCAATCTCCGCCGCGTCAAAGCAGATGTAGTGCGGCAGCACGCCGGAGGCGCAAAGACCGTAAACCTCGCGCTCCGAAACGCCGAAAAGCTCCGCGACCTCCACTGCGGTAAGCACACCCCTGCAATCACTCATCGTGCGCCCCCTTCCCCCAGTTCGGCGGCGACCTCCGCAGCCGTCCGCACCTCCTCCAAGGCGCGTGCGTCATCCTCCTCGCCCGCAGTCCCCTCACGCCCCATGTTGCGAGCGTTAAGCCGCGACACTGCGTCAGCGACATCCCCCAGAAAATCCGGGTCGGGGTACAACATGTTTGACACGATATAGTGCAGGGCGACCACAGAATGCGCGTAAGCGTCCATGCGCGTGTCGGCGGCAGCCTCACGCAGGAACGTGTACATCATGTTATCCTCCGCGAACTCCTCACACCAGTTCCCCGCCGCATTCGACACGCGGGCGCAGAGCCTTCCGCCGCGCCCAGCCGCGAAAACCACCCTGAAGCTGCCGTAGCTCCTCTCAAGGCGCACACCAGCACCCTTGCCTTCATTCTTTCCCATAGCCATTATTATTTACAGGATTAGTACAATTCATACATAAAAATCACGGAAGCACGCTTTCAGCGTCCCTTTTGACACCCTTCCTGCCCTCGTCATAGTCGCGCAGCGCGTCAATGCACCTGTCAACGTCAAACCAGTAGCAGCCGCGCCCCTCCGTGTAAGCCCCGTCAAACACGCCCTTGCTCATGAGCTTCTCCATTTTGGAGACCCCGACGGCAAGATACCTCGCAAGCGCGACAGTGCCCTTCGCCAGCCTCCTGCCGTCCTTGACTACAATGCCCGCCCTTGCTCCCGACTTCGCCGTCCAAGTGGCGTACCGCCTCATCTTCTCCGCCTTCCGCAGCTCCGCCGCAGCGTCATCCGGCTTCACCGCCCCCGACTTCTCCGCAGCCTCAATCCTCGCAGCCTCGCGCTCGTACTCCATGGCGATTCGCCGCCTTTCGGTAGCCGCACGCTCCGCAGCCTCCCTGCGCAGCGCCCTGACAGCCTCCGCGCCGTAAACTCCGACAGCCATTCCGTCAGACTTGCGGCGCATCTCCCAGCCCGAAGCCTCAAGCACGCGCGAGAACTCGCGCTCATCCTCTATCTGCCGCTTGCCGTTGAAGCACCACCGCCTGTACGAGGCGTAGAGGTCGCGCCTGTTCAGCCACGCCGGCTCTATGTCGACCGCCGCCCCCGAGGCGTTCATGTAGCCCTTTGCGAACATGAACGCCGTAACCGTGTTCCCCGTGCTGGCGTACTCCTCCATGACGCGCTCCGCCACGGCGGAGTAAGGTAGCCTGCACCCGCCCTCAACGAACTTCCTGCGACCCTCCATAACCCAGTTGAAGATGCCGGGGTACTCGTCCCGCAGCTCCGCCGCAAGGTGCGTGTTCTGACGCTCCTTCGGTATCTCGACGTAAAAGGGGATGACGCAAAGCCGCCGCCTCATGCCCCACGAGTCATCGACGAGCTTGGGGAGCCTGTTGGTGTTCGCCATCATGAGCGGTATGTTGTAAGCCGTGAAGTTGTCGCCGTAGTTCACACGCGCCTCCACAGGCTCGCCGCTTATCAGCCCCTTTACGGCATCGCTGCCGCGACCGAAGCACACGGTGTCTATCTCGCTGCAATAGTTCAGCCGCTTGCCGTTCATGAACGCTATGTTCTTCTTGCGCTCCCCCACGTCCATGAGGGCGGAGAGGGCGAAGTTCGATATGTTCTCCCTGCCCAGAAGCCCCGAGACGGTCTCGTAAACAACGCTCTTGCCGTTGCTCCCCGCCCCGTACAGTATCATCAGCGTCTCTATCTTCGCCTCAGACCTGTCAACGAACACAGCCCCGAGGAACTGCTGGAGAAGCTCGCGCAGGGAGGGGTCGGGAAGCACCTGCTCCAGAAACTGGAGCCACACCGGAGCCTTCGCGAGAGGGTCGCACCTGTACCCGACCCCGCTGACCTGCACCCACTCCGCGCCGAAGTCATGCACAGCCCCGGTGGACGTGTCGCACACGCAGTTCGAGAAAACCATGAGCCTGTTGTCGGGACGAAGCTCCCTGCCCTCGACAACGCTCCTGCAAACCCTCGCGATGCCCTGCGTCTTGCCGTAAAACCCGAAAGGGACCCCACATTCCCTCATAACGTCATAAACAAGGTTCGAGAAGTCAGACCACGACAAAGGGCTGTACACCCTCCCGTCAAAACAGTGGGGAACACCGTTGAACATTCTCAAACTGCTCTTCCTCAACGCATTGCGCAACAAATCCTGAACAGCGTCAACCTTCGCAAGACCCTCCATGTTCCTTTGGGCGTAGTCAAGCTCATCACCGCGCATCAGAGACAGCACCTCACGCAGAAGCAGCTCGTATTTCAATGTATCCATAACACTTCCCTTTGATTTACAACATCCTTAAATGCAAATATAACCAATCCCGAACATATAAAAAAAACCATGTTTGTTAATTTTAACCATCATATACGCTTTTTAATAAAACTGTTTTAGCAATATCCAAAACGTTGAAAAACAACCTGCTAAACACAAAAAACTCCATGCAAAAAATGAACAAACTTCTCAAAAAAAAATTCTCCTTTTCCCAAAAAAAAAAATCATTTTTCACCCTACCTTACTCTACACTAAATCCTAATAACACACACCTACTCTTTGACAGACAACAACTTAAATGTATGAAAAATACTATGAAGAAATTCTTAACGCCTTAAACGGAAAACAACGGACAAACACCTATACACCCCTCCCAAAGCCATTGAAAATTACCAATATAACAATATTTAACCAATATTAAATTCTTATGAAGAAAAACACACAAGGGTTTGGATATACTTTCTAACGATATGAGAATTAAACACTTACACGTAACAAAAAAACATACACAAAAAAAATAATAAAAATCTGGAGAAGGAACGAAACCGCCTTTAGAAATCATGCAGCGGGGGGGGGTGTACCCCTCCACCCCACCACAAGAGAGGGGGTTTATATTATATGTTATAATATAAAGTAAAATACAAATCATTGATTATTAGTCATTTAGCGAGCAGGGAGGTAAAAATGTACTGTTTTGCATATTTTTTCGTCGTTTTCTTTTTTCATTTGCTTCAAATCCGCAATTTTGCATAAAATTTCAGCTTTTTCTTTGCCCGTTGCCACGTCGACAAGCGCGGCAAGTTCGGAAATGATTCCCTCCTTGGTTGTGTACTGCTTATAATTATTACTTTTTTTGCATATTTCGAGTTCTTTCTCTCTTCTCTCTTTCTCCTTTTCTTTTGCATATTCTTCCATTTTTTTACACTCTTTTCCTGCCAGTTCTTCAACGAGTTCTCGGATGCCGGGAGCCTGTTTGTGCAAGTTTATGCAAAAGTTATTCACAGCTGTAGCAGAGAGTGTGAGGCACGCGGGAAATGCGATAGCCGCCGCCTCTTGCTCGGAAAAATTGCACAGAGCTACAAGGTGCGCAAACGCCACGGCTTGCGGAGTGAGATGATGAATATTTATGCAGTCTTGCACGTACTTCGTGAACTTCATTTTGATTGTATTTTTATGCAAAGATACACAAAAAACGCATTATACTGCAAGCTGTTCTTATTAGTTGGTAATAGCCTAACAATCAGCGTTTTACATCGTTACACATATTAACATTGTCAAGGCATTTTATATACAAGTTTTAACGCATTTTTCTTGTATTATTCTTTGTCAGTTAGTCAGTTTTTTTGTATCTTTGTATTGCGGTTAAGATAGACCGCACCGCACGGGCGCGGAACGCCCGCAATGTTTTTAAAAATTTCGTTTCATGGCAACAAAAGAATTGATTAAAGAGGAGACAAAAAACTCCAGGATTAAGGAAGTACAGGGCACGCGCGTTGCGCAGGGTTTCACGACAACGGTTGCACACGCCGCAACATTGGAAAGCCTTGGACGCGGAGACAACAAGCCGCGCCAGCTTTACGCCAACGCCTGCGCGGCGGCGTACACAATGGCGGGCAAAATGTGGCTACGTGTGCAGCCTGAACTTCAACACGGGATTTTCCTTCATTGTCTGAAAAAGACGGCAAACGCGGCAACCACGGACGCGGAAACGCGTGCAAAACTTCAACGCGTAATATCTTCAGAACTCGTGCAGCGCGAAACGCGCGGTTTTCGCGCTATCTGCAAAGAAGTAGACGGAGAACTGACGAGAACGGCGGCGCACACGCTTGCAGATTTCCGTTCTTCAGCCCTCAACGCACGCACATTAATAGACAAGTTAGAGAAATTAGAGGCGCAGCGCGTAGAGCGCGTGCAGCACATCACAGAGTTAAGGGCTTTTATCAACGCCGTGCGGGAACTTCCGCAGCCAGTAGCGGACACGCTACTGCAATATCCGCAAATGCAAATGCCGTGCGGACGATTCAATATTAACGCGGAAGCGGTGAACAGATTGAGAAAGTAACGCACAACAACAGCAACACAAACAAGCCGGATTTATTCCGGCTTTTTTTACGCCGTTTGCGGCACGCGCTTAACAGGCGCGCCGGGTCCGACTCCCGGAACGGCACAAAGACATACAGGGGAAGAGACAAGCCCCACAATGCACGCATTTGCAAAACGCAAAGCGTTACGGATAAGGTTTTGAGCTTGCAAGGTTATGCAAGCAATACAAACAAAACTCCGTTTTTCCCGTTATTCATTTTTTGACATTCACGCGGCCGGTTTGACCGCGTGAACACCTGCACGCACGTGCGCAGGTGCAAGCCCCCGCAATGGTTGAGGGGGCAAAGCGCGTGCAGCGCGGAAGTACCAGAACCGCGTAAAAAAAACACATAACGGCACATTTGCCGCGCAGGACGTTACAGGCGGAAACGCCCCCGAACTCCTTGCAGGCAAAAATGCTCCCGAACTTTTTTTCGGGAGCACGCGCCGTGAGACGAGCTTTTGAACCCGCACCTAACAAGGCGGGCAAAATTCCTGCTTAGTGGAAAGAATGCGCCTACTCAGCGACACCAAGACAATAAAAGACAGAGAGCGCGAAAGGAAAATTTAAGAGACTTCGGCGCGGACGGACGCAAAAAGCCGCCCGCGTGCAGTTACAACCAAACAACAAAATGAAATCATGGAGACATACAAGGCAATCACAAAGAAAAGAAACGGCGCGTACTCAATAACGCGCATGGACTACAGAGGGCTTGCAAGGCTCGTGAAATGCTACACGGACGCGGCAAAAAGCCCCTTTGACACGGTGGTGCAGACGCTTGGAGTGAATTTCTCGCAAATTTCATCGCTGAAAATTTTGCAGGAACAAACTAATAGAGTAATTTTGCAGTATTAAACAAACGGCGGTTAACTTCCGCCTGTTTTCATGAAACGAAAGCCCCCGCACGTGTAACAGCGTGCGGGGGTACTTTTTTTCAACCATTTTACAGACTATAAAAGAAAAAAAGACAATGAAAACAGCGGAAAAAGGACTTCCAGACACATTTTTCGTCGTTGCGGCGGCTTCTGTAACGTTTTTCGTGTTAGGCGCGTGCCTGCAAGGCGCGTATGACGCAAACAGGCAAAGGAAAGAGGCGCAGAACTGCACGAGAATTGAGGAAGCGGCTGAAGCGAGGGCGGAAGCTGCTGAAAAAGTCGTGTCCCTTGTGGAGAATGACAACAGCGACTACTTCAACGACGTGCTTTCAGGCACTGACGAGTACGAGACGTACAGAAAACTGCACGCCTCTTGCGAATGACTTTCGCGGGGCGGTGCTTTCCGCTTTTCGGCCCCCGAAAAATCCCTTTCAGTTTCCGCATTTCCGCTTTTGCGGTTTTGCGGAGGCGCAATTTCAAACCATTAAAGACAAAATTCACTATGAACTTTTTAGAAGCTGAAGTGTACTGCGGCACTGTAAAAAAATACGCGGAGGGAAACCTGAACGGAAAGTGGATGAAACTTTCAGACTACAAGAACTGTGATGAATTTCTTGACGCTTGCAGGGAATTGCACGCGGACGAAAAACACCCCGAACTCTTTTTTGAGGACTGGCAAAACATTCTCGCGCCGTTCATAAGCGAGACACGCATCGCGCCGTGTTTCTGGGACGTGATGAACGAACTTGACGAAAGCGAGCATGAAGCATTCGCGGAATGGGCAGAATACGCGCTGATAGAAGACGACACATACGGGGACAAAGACCTCGTTGAACTGTTCCGCGACAGCTATATTGGAAGATACGACACGGAGGAGGATTTTGCGGAAGAAATCGCGGACGAGACAATGGACATACCCGAAAATATCCGCAATTACTTCGATTACGGCGCATTCGCCCGCGACATTTTCATATACGACTACGTGTTTGTGGACGGCTACGTGTTCGCACGCTGAAACCTTTCACGCCTCCGCGCATGAAAATGCGGAGGCACAAGAACAAATTTCAAACCAGAACAAACATGGAGAAAATTATTTATGCTGAAGTAAGTGTCGCAAACCGCGACTACAAGTATGTAATGAAGCCCTGCATGAAAGGGCATTTTCACGTACTCAACGACTCCCACGTATTCGGAGTGCGGTCGTTGAAGGTGAGATGCGACGAGTATTTTGCCGCATACTGCAAAAACCACATTGAGGACGGCGTGGATTTCAGAATAACCGACAAATAAAAAACAACCGTTACATGAATGTAACAAGGCTGAACTATGACGGCGCGGAGAAACTCGCCGAAATTTGGTTATTGACACTTTAAACATACAAGAATATGGGAACAAAAAGACATTCAAAGACTGCATCACAGCAGTGCAGATATTATGAGGTGGACAACATCTTTGAGTATATGGTGGACACATATATCAATGGTAACATCACATCATTCAAGGACATCTACAGAGAGTTAAACAAGGACGCAAGGCGTGATTTTGTGGACTTCATCTTCAACGAGGTGAACCCTAAATACACGATTGAGCTAATCAAGCAAACCATTTAATGTGCAATGGATATGAAATACAGAATTACCTCCGAGACTAAAGTAGTCGATAATATTACGCTGCACCGTATCGAATGTGTAACCGCGTTCGGCGGTGTTGAATGCGGCGCAAAAGGCGGCTGGATTGAAAGTGAAAAAAACTTATCTCAACGCGGGAGCGCATGGGTTGACGATAACGCCACGGTCAGTGGGGACGCTGAGGTCGGCGGGAACGCATGGGTCTACGATAACGCCAAGGTCGGCGGGAACGCAAGGATTAGCGGGAACGCATGGGTCGGCGGGAACGCAAGGGTCGGCGGGAACGCATGGGTCTACGGGAACGCCAAGGTCGGCGGGAACGCAAGGATTAGCGGGAACGCAAGGATTGACGAGTACGCC